ACGTAAACTAGATGATAACGTAAAATTAGCAGAACTCCAAGGATTAGATACAACTATAGATTGGAAAAACACAGGAGATAACTCTTACGATGGTGAAAAGTTAAAAATACTAGCACACGATGAAAGCGGTAAATGGGAAAGACCTGATAACATATTAAATAACTGGAGAGTCACAAAAACTACACTAAGACTGGGACGTAGGATCGTAGGTAAGTGTATGATGGGCTCAACTTCAAACGCATTAGATAAAGGTGGAAACAACTTCAAAAAATTATACTACTCTTCAGATGTTACAAAAAGAAATAGAAACGGACAGACAGCTAGCGGACTCTATTCTCTTTTCATCCCTATGGAGTGGAACTACGAAGGATTCATGGATACTTTTGGATTACCTGTATTCACTACACCAAAAGATAGAGTCCTCGGAATTGATAATATCCCAATTGACACAGGTGTCATCGAACACTGGGAAAACGAAGTTGAAGGATTAAAAGACGATCAAGATAGTTTAAATGAATATTACAGACAGTTTCCTAGAACTGAAAAACACGCGTTCAGAGACGAAGCAAGACAGTCGCTATTTAATCTTACTAAAATATATCAGCAAATAGATTATAACGAAGACTTAAATAACTCTGCTAAAGTTTCTACTGGAAATTTTGGATGGGAAAATGGAGTAAAAGATACAAAAGTTTTGTTTTATCCAAATGTAAATGGTAGATTTAAAATAACTTGGATCCCACATAAAGACTTGCAAAACAATATAATAATAAGAAATGGACTTAAACAAGCTGGAAATGATCATATCGGAGCATTTGGTTGCGACTCTTATGATATTAGTGGTACTGTCGATGGGAAAGGCTCTAATGGATCGCTACATGGATTAACTAAGTTTAGCATGGAGGATGTTCCTCCTAATCATTTCTTTTTAGAATATATATCCAGGCCAGAGACAGCTGAGATATTCTTTGAAGATGTTTTAATGGCTTGTGTATTTTATGGAATGCCTATATTAGCTGAAAATAATAAACCTAGACTTCTTTACTATTTCAAAAGAAGAGGATACAGAGGTTTAAGCATAAACAGACCAGACAAAGTTTGGAATAAACTATCGGTAACTGAAAAAGAAATAGGTGGTATACCTAACTCTAGTGAAGATGTTAAACAAGCTCATGCATCAGCTATTGAGTCTTATATAGAAAATTACGTAGGTATGTTAAATGAGAACATGGGTGACATGTATTTTCAAAGAACTTTAGAAGATTGGAGCAAGTTTAATATATCTGATAGAACAAAGCATGATGCTTCTATAAGTTCTGGATTAGCTATTATGGCTTGTAACAAAAATAATTATAGACCTGTTTCTCAAAACAGTATTAGAAAAATAGCATTGGGTATGAAAAAATATAATAACGAAGGATCAACTTCACAAATAATAAAATAAATGGGTGTTTATACTAATAATTACAGTTCGTTTCCAGATCAGGTAGTACCAGAGAGTGAAAAGAGTAGTAATGACTATGGTTTACAAGTTGGTAGAGCTATAGAAGGTGAATGGTTTAGAAACTATAGAGGGTTAGGTTATAGATATGCTACTAATTTTCAAAACTATCATAGATTAAGGTTGTATGCTAGAGGTGAGCAACCTATACAGAAATATAAAGATGAATTAGCTATAGATGGTGATTTGTCTTATCTTAATTTAGATTGGCAACCAGTACCTGTTATATCAAAATTTGTGGATATAGTTGTTAATGGAATATCTAGTAGAAATTATGATATAAACGCTTTTGCTCAAGATCCAACATCAATTAAGAAAAGAACAGATTATGCTAAAAAGCTAGATAGAGATTTAAAAGCTAGAGAACTTTTACAATCTATAGAACAAACTACAGGAATGGAAATGAGAGATCCTTCCGTGAAAAAGCTTGGTTTACAAAGTGATGAAGATATAAAACTTCATTTGCAGTTAGATTACAAACAGTCCATAGAAATAGCTCAAGAAGAACTTATTTCAAACGTCATGGACTTTAATAAATATGACAATATAAATAAAAGAGTTAATTACGATCTTTGCGTTTTAGGTATAGGAGCCGTTAAAACTAGCTGGGATAAGATGAGAGGTGTGAAGGTTCAATACGTTGATCCAGCTAATTTAGTTTATTCTTATACAGACGATCCTAACTTTGAAGATTTATATTATGTTGGTGAGGTAAAAAATGTTGCTTTGTCAGAAATTAAAACAGAGTTTCCTCACTTAACCGATGATGAACTAGAACAGATACAAAAGTACCATGGTAATTCTGAATACTTAAGGAATTGGAATGGTAGAAATGATGATCAAACTGCTCAAATATTATATTTTGAATATAAAACTTATATAGATCAGGTTTTTAAATTAAAGAAAACTAAAAATGGTTTAGAAAAAGTTGTTCAAAAATCTGGAGATTTCAATCCACCTGAAAACGATTCTTTTAAAAAGGTTTCAAGATCTATAGAGGTAATATACTCAGGCGCTAAAATTCTTGGTCACCCTTTGATGTTAGAGTGGAAGTTAGCTGAAAACTTAAGCAGACCTAACGCTGATAAGACTAGGGTTCATATGAACTATAACATATGTGCTCCTAGAATGTATAAGGGCAGAATAGAAAGTTTAGTTAGCAGAATAACAGGTTTTGCAGATATGATCCAACTTACACATCTTAAAATACAACAGGTATTATCTAGAGTAGTTCCAGATGGTGTGTATTTAGATGTTGACGGATTAGCAGAAGTTGATTTGGGTAATGGAACTAACTATAATCCTAGAGAAGCTTTAAACATGTATTTTCAAACTGGTAGTATTGTAGGTAGATCTCTAACTCAAGATGGTGAAATGAACCATGGTAAAGTTCCAATACAAGAATTACAAACAGGTAGTGGCCAACAAAAAATGGCGTCTCTTATTCAAACTTATCAATATTACTTACAAATGATAAGAGATGTAACCGGACTTAACGAAGCTAGAGATGGGTCTATGCCAGATAAACAGTCATTAGTTGGTTTACAAAAATTAGCTGCTGCAAATTCAAACGTAGCAACAAGACATATATTACAGTCTAGCTTATACTTAACTGTTAAAACAGCTGAAAATATATGTAGAAGAGTTATTGATAGTTTAAAATATCCATTATTAAAACAAGCTTTAGAAAGTAGTATATCAGTATTTAATGTTAAAACGTTAGAAGAAATAGAACAAAACAGTAGTGCTGATTTTGGTATATTCTTAGAGCTAGAACCAGACGAAGAGGAAAAAGCTATGTTAGAACAAAACATACAAATGGCTTTACAACAAAATCAAATATTCTTAGAAGATGCTATAGATATAAGAGAGGTTAAAAATTTAAAACTAGCTAACCAACTTCTAAAACAAAGAAGGATTAAAAAGCAAGAAAAGGATCAACAAATGCAACAGCAGAATATTCAAGCACAAGCGCAGGCTAATGCTGAGTCGGCTGAAAAAGCAGCTATGAATGAGGTCCAAAAGCAACAAGCTATAGCTCAAACAACTATTCAAATAGAACAAGCTAAGTCACAGTTTGAGACTCAGAGAATGCAAACGGAGCTTCAAATTAAGCAGCAACTAGCTCAACAACAATTTGAGTTTGATATGCAATTAAAGCAAGCTGAAATGGGTCAAGCTAGTAAAAGAGAAAAAGAAATTGAAGATAGAAAAGACAATAGAACGAAATTGCAAGCGACTCAACAGAGTCAAATGATAAACCAGCGTGATGGAAACAGCGCACCCATAGACTTCGAGCAAGGCACTCCTGGTGTTGGTGAAGCTATATAGATTATTAATTATTATATTATATTATGTCAGAATTAAAAGAAGAAAAAGAGACTAAAGAGCCTCTTAAAGTAAAGAAACCTACAAACTTATCTAAAAGAAAAGAAAGTGCAGTATACAAGGTTAAACTAAAACAAAACGAAGAGAAAACTGAAGAAAAGGTTGAATCAAAAACTGAAGAAAAGGTTGAAGAAAAAAAAGAAAACCTAATTAAAAGAGTTGAAAAAGTTGAAGAACCAAAATCAGAAGAAAATATAACAGAAAAAGAACCTGTAAAACCTGTGGTTAAAATGCCTGAGAACATTCAAAAATTAGTTAATTTTATGAATGAAACAGGTGGAGATATACAGGATTACGCAAGATTAAACGTTGATTATTCAAATATAAAAGACGATGATCTATTAAGAGAATTTTATAAAAAGACTAAGCCTCACTTAAACAACGAAGAGATAAACTTTATATTAGAAGATAAGTTTTCTTGGGATGAAGACGAAGATGAGGAAAAAGATATTCGCAAGAAAAAGCTTGCGATGAAAGAAGAGGTAGCGAATGCTAGTTCATTTATGAACAACCTGAAAGAGCAGTATTACGACGATCTTAAGTTAAGACCTGGGACAACTGCTGAACAACAGAAAGCATTAGACTTCTTCAACCGATATAACAAAGAACAAGATGCTGCTACACAACGTAGGGAGGAATTTAAACAAAGTACTAGTAAATTTTTTAACCAAGACTTCGAGGGCTTCGATTTTAAAATTGGTGAATATAAATTTAAGTATGGAGTATCTAATCCAAGCAACGTTGCTGAAAAGCAAGCTGACTTGACTTCTTTTATTGGGAAGTTCCTAGATAAAGATGGCAACGTAAACGATACAGCTGGTTATCATAAAGCATTATATGCCGCGAGAAACGCTGACACTATAGCAGAGCATTTTTATGAGCAAGGCAAAGCCGATGCAATTAAAGATATAACGTCTCAAACTAACAATGTTAGTGCTACTACTAGAAATACCGCTACTAATGGAGAGGTATTTATAAATGGTTTAAAAGTGAAAGCAATAAGCGGTGTTGATAGTTCTAAATTAAAAATAAAAAGAAATAATAAAACTTAAAAATTATGAGCTTTAACGTAAGCGGAAGTTTTCCAGCTATGTTGACACCTGCTCAGTCTAGAATGGCTTTAAACACCAACTATCTAGATTTTACAGGTGCTTCTGGAGGAAACTTTGCACAACAATATCTACCTGAGCTTTATGAAGCTGAGATAGAAAGATATGGGAACAGAACAATTGGTGGTTTCCTAAGAATGGTAGGCGCTGAAATGCCTATGACATCTGACCAAGTAGTTTGGTCTGAACAAAACAGATTGCACATTGCATATAAAAAATGTAATATCACTGCTGCTGGTGCTGGTGCTGGAGAAGATAACGTTCTATTATTGAATGTTGATGCTGCTCAGCCAGAATTAGCTGCTGGTGATAGATCAGGTGCTATTAGAGTTGGTCAAACAATTTTAATGTCTGATGCTGCAACTGGTTTAGTAATTAGAAAAGCATTAGTACAAAGTATTAAAGCTAACACTACAAGACCTAACGATACATTAGGTATTAAGTTCTATGACAATCAAACAAACCCTTATGGAACAGCTGCTGATTCAATTGATCTATTCGTTTATGGATCTGACTTTGGTAAAGGTTCTGTTGGTATGGATGGTTCAATTGAGCCGAACTTTACTCAGTATTCTAATTCACCTATTATCCTTAAAGATAACTTTCAAATTAACGGTTCTGACACTGCTCAGATCGGTTGGGTTGAAGTTGCTACGGAAGATGGTCAAGATGGATACCTTTGGTATTTAAAGTCTGAGTCTGAAACAAGATTAAGATTTGAAGATCAATTAGAGATGGCGATGGTTGAAGCTGAATTCATGGATCCAACAGCTGTATACGCTTCTGGAACTAGCTTCCAGTTTGGTGGTTCAGGTGCTGCTCCTGGTGGTTCTACTGGACTTGTTAAAGGTTCTGAAGGATTATTTGCAGCTATCGAAGCAAGAGGTAACGTATATTCTGGTTTTGCTGGAGCTGCTGCTCCTGGTTCAGGTGCTTT